GGCTCAAGTTGTCCCCCGACGACCTGGGCTGAAACAGAACGGCCAAAATTGGACTGAAAACCGAGTCCTTCCGTAGTGTGTGTTCCGCTGCGGTGCGCTACCGGTGATGGCATTAATCTCGCAACGCTTGCCATCGCGGCGAGTCGGCGTCTGCCACTTGTGTCACAGTTGGGTGTTCGACCACTTGACTAAGGACCATGCAGAGCGGCGCTGTACCCCGCAGGACGCTTTCTTGACAGAGGTCACGATCCGCGTCCCTCTCTGCTCGGAACATCACGAGACAGGTTTCGAGCGTGCGTGCAACACCCTGAAGCGCGCCGTCTTCGGGGATTACAAGCTACCGGGTGAAGTTGAGCAGCGACAGGTCTGGATCACTTCGGGAGAGCTTGAGGTAATGCGGCGATCAGGTGGCGCAGGCCTCTACTCAGGGGCTCCAACATCGACGTGCGATTCGAACACGCACTTTGCCACCTACAGGTTCGGCACGAAGTCGCGTCCAGGGGACGCGATTTCGATCGCGGCGCTGGACCACATCTTCGGCTACCTAGCTTCGGCTATCATGGGTGGCCGCGTCGCAGACCGCAGCTGCTGTTGCCTCCGGTTGGATGGCACCGGTATGCGGACCTTGGTACCGTGCAAGCGCGAGAAGGTGTTAGCGGTTGAGCCACCTTCTACCCCTATCGCAGTGACGACACCCGCCACGGAGTTGATGGTTCCAACGACCGGCGAGATGATTCGTCTGCGAGAGGAGGGCGCGAGCATCGTGTCCAAGATCCCAGGTGTGGACCTGTGCTATGACCCGAATGAACCCGATTCGCCGCCATTGGCGGTTCGATTCTTGCCTGAGATAGAGGAGCGGCTGTTCTGGTTGAACTCTCAACGGAACGTGGAGGCTGCTATAAAGGGCAGGATTGTCGAACCAGAAGTTCCTGTGACGCTCACGGAGGCTGAGCGTGCGGAAGTAAAGGCGATTTCGGAAGTTTTGGTCAAGATGGCGCTCGAAGACAAAGCCCTCATTGCCAAGATAGTCCAGCAGAAATGCGGACTGAAGGGCTGGGCTTCGAAAAAGTGGTCGCCAGAGCGTGCTACTCGTGCTCTACGTGAGCTCCATCAGAAGTACGCTCCGCGCTACAAGTTTGATGCCAGCATCAAACTCGAGCCATCTAAGCGCAGCAAGCCACCCAGGCTGTTGGTTGCCGACGGAGATGCAGGCCAGGTGATGGCCTGGGTGCTGATAGGCACCATGGAGGCGTGGCTCTTTAAACGGTACAAGCACCGTTCCATCAAGGGCCTACCGAAGACCGAGGCGATGAAACGCGTCGTGGAAAGTCTCCGCCAACAAGATCCTCGGATGGCCGGGGCCCCAGGGCTCGCCAGAGGTTCGGCAGCGGCGACCGCACACATCCCAGATGTGCCAACCGCGATTGTCGAGAACGACGGAAGTGCGTGGGACGCATGTATGTCGTCGACATTGCGCGACTTGACGGAAAAC